GGTTGTTCTGCTGGAGCCATTCCTGGTATTTGATTAGATTCTATTACTTCTCCCGTAGGAGCAAATACTTTACCAGATGGTGTATCGGTTGTTCTATTTAATATTTCTGTTGTAGGTCCCATAAGAGTTCGCATAAAAGCTTCTTTCGCTACTCCTGGATTTACCATTCCCTGATTTTGTAAACTTTTAATTCCTTCGGATGCGGTGGCAGTTCCTAGAGCCGTGATCCCTGCTCTAGTTAAAAAAGCTTCTAGTGGAAATGCTACTGGCCATACCATATTATTTTTATAGTTAAGGGGTTAAAAGTAAAGGTACTATACCTAAATTAAAAAAATCTTTTTTAGGAGCGGTTCCTAAACTACTAGATGATGTAGTAGCTGGTGTAATAGCTTGATACGGTCTTCTATCATCATCCCCTTCTCCAGATGGTGACATACCTAAACTAGGATTTGCTAAACCCATCATACTTCTAGCTTGAGCTGTTTGCATAGCTGTAGAGAACATAGTTCCCATAGGACTAATAGCAGCCATCACTGGATTTGCCATAACATTTGCAGCAAGGTTATTTCCAAAACTAGAAATAGTATCTGTAGCAATCCCTGGATCAGTAGGGCCACTATCACCAATTCCTACGGATGCGTTAGCAGCATCTGTTGCTGCATTATTTGCAGATTCCGATCCCATGTCTCCAGTATCACTACCAGCAGATCCTCCATCACCTCCATCACCACCAGAGCCTCCATCTCCAGAACCACCACTATTTAAAGATATAATTCCTCCAGGGCCTTTATTGGGTTTACCATCTTTCATAGATCCGTGTAGATCTAATTTAATTAATAATTCTTTTTCTGGTTGTGTAATGTAAGCTAATTCTGTTTCAGGATGATCTTTTCCTGATTTCCATCGGATAGGAACAGTAACCATTTTTTGTTTTCCTAGAAAGTTAAAAATTCCAGCTTGTTTAATGGCTTTAATTCCTTCAGCCATTTATTTTACCAAGTTAGAAAATAGAGCTAATAGAGTAAGTACTAGAGCTCCCATACCTCCTAGTAAGCTCCATAATATTTTATCTACTTTTTTTTCAATTTTATAAATTGCACAACTCATGTGTTTTAAATGATTATTTTTAATAATCGAAATATCTTTTTTTAAATTATCTACTCTATTGTATAAATCTACCATGTGATCCTCTAATCTAGATTTTACAATCCTTTTCATTATAGTACACTTCCAAATAAAGTTTGATATTTATTAATATCCTCTTGAGGTATATTAGTAATACCGCCCATTGGAGAAGATTTAGGTGTAAGTACATTACCTGGTAAATTAGTTACATTAGTATTTACAGGTGTTGAAATAGATGTTCGTGGTTGAGTAGATGGTCTTTGTGTAATATTTTGTTGCATAGCAGTTTTTGTTTTTTCTTCAAATTTTTCTGCAGATTTTTTTAACAATTCCATTTGTTGGTCGGTTAACATTCTTGTTTCATTATCACTAAAAGCACCAATCGTTCCCAATTTTCCTAAATGTTCTATAATACCTTCTGTTCCTTTATTTGCTGCAATTTTAGTAGATTGAGCAAGCCATTCTACAAATGCTGGATTAGACATGACTTTAGACGCAAAATATCCACCATAACCAAACATAGGTATACCAACAAGAAATAAAGGATTACCTGTACCTGTAGCTACTGCAGCTCCAGCTCCAACAACTAAACCTGTTCCCGCTGTACCTTTAGGAGCAGCTTTACCTAAATCTATAAACGGATTGTTTTGTTCAAATCTAGTTGCTGCCTTTTCTAATATATCTAAATTTTTTCTTAACTTTACTAAATCTGCTGATTTTCCAAAAATAGCATCTTTTGCTTTTGGTGTCATATTTCCATAATTAGATAAAAACTGTCTAGTATTAAAACTATTAGTTCTTTCTAATATTTCTAAATTTCCACTAAGCGTTGCTTTACCAAGTTTATCTACAAATGCAGACACTAATACTTTTTGTGAACTTTCATCTAAACCTTTAGTAAGAGCAGCTATAGATGTAGACCCAGCTTGAGATTTTTTAAGAAGATTAGGAACCAAATTATCTAAATCTACTTTTTCAGCTATTTTACTCAAATGATCATCCCATAGCTGCATATTTTCTTTATAAAATAAATCTGCTTTTCTCATTTTTGCTAAAGTTTCTGGACCTACTTTAGCTGCTCCCTCCGCAATATCATCTGATAAGGCACCGTATAATTTTTTATATGCAGAGCGTGGTGTAGTATCAATTAAACTAGCACTAGCTAATTTTTGTCCTACATATTGTTTTAACTGTTTAGCTGCTTGATATTTAAGAACACCACCAGTTTCAGCACCTGGTAATTTTTCAAGACTTTTTAACATTGCAGCCAGCTTATTATCTTGAAATAATTTTGCTAAACCTTCAATACCAGAAATATCACCCAATTCTTTTTGTAAAAATTGTTTTGTATTTAATAAAGTAATAGGAGCCGAAGAAGGTATTTTCACATCATCATATAATTTTTGACTTGTATTTTTAAATTTGCCTAACCAACCAACTTGATTATCTAGACCAAATTCAGATTTTCCTACAGGTGGTTGAAATCCCTGTCCTCTTTTAGGTACTCTACCTAAAGCTTGTTTTACAATAACTCCAGCCTCTTCTGTAGTTGCTGGTTTAGCAAAGTTTAATCCTTTACTAATAAGTTCTCCTACTTTTTCTCCCATTGTATTTTGAGTTTGTTCAGCCCATTTTCTCATTAAGGGAGCTGCAAAAGGAACGTTAGCTAAAGTATTTTCTACACTGTCAATAATTTTATTTTCTGTAATCATTCCTAATGTAGGTCTTATTGCTGGGTCTATTGCTTTAAAATCTTTAATAGCTTCTTGCATTGATACCCTTCCTTTTTCTCCACCACGAATAACATATTTAAATCCTCTAATTGCCAATGGTGCTACTCCTTGTGCTATAGATCCAAGGGCTATCTCTCCTGCTCTAGTAGTTAAATATTCACCTGGTGTTCTATCTATCTCTGTTCCCGCTAATTGACCTAAACGTTCATACACTTCTGATCCAGCTGCTAACCCTAATCCAGATCCAGCTATAGTTCCTACTCCTGGTGCAACCATAGTTCCTCCAATTGCTCCTGCTGTAGATCCAGCTATACCAAAAATATCTTTACCTACGTCAATAACGTCTCCTAAATTTGTTTTTTGTTTATTATCTAATATAAATTTTTTATCATTATTATCAGTTACAATAAAGTTACTAGCATCAAATTCATCTTGCTTAACATCTTTATAAAATTTTTGTAATGTTTTTACTTTTGATTCTAAATTAGGTGCCGCAGAAACAGCAAATCGTATTTTAGTGTCTACTTCTGGTAAATTATAATATCCTGTATTAGGATCAATTAATGATTGAGTATCTTCTGTTCCTATATCATTAACAGTAGAACGGTTATCTATGATTTGTTTTAACGCATCAAATTCTAAACCTGATAAACCTTCACCTATAGTTTCTATTTGTCCAACACCTGGTAATTCAAATTTAGGCATTATTTTTTAACCCCTTTATTTAATTTTGCGTAAGTAGTAGTTGTTTTATAAGAGCCTATTTTAGGATCATAAATAACAACAACATCTCCAATTTTTTTAATTGTACCGCCATTTGGTAGATTAAAAGAATTTGTTCCAGCAGACTGTGGACGTAACGCTCCTGCTGCAGCTTTTAATATTACAGGAGGTTCTCTTAAAACAATTCCGCCACTATCTATTAAATCAGCTACTGCTCTTTTATCCATAGTAGCTAATATTCTTTCTTTTCCCTTTTCAATTAATTGTCTAGCATCATATAATGCTTTTTTAAATGTTTGCTCACTTGATGCTGCTTGTCCTCCACCATACTGTTTAAGAAAATTTTCTCTTTCTGATTCTGTTACTGCAGCACCAGATATTTCTCTTAATGTTAAATTTACAAATTGATTATAAGACGCTCTAATTTGTTTTCCTTGTTCAGATATTGCCATCTCTGGTAATCTTCCTGCAACAGGTCCTACTCCTGGTATATCTCCTCCTCCTGTTTGTTTCATTAAAGATTCTAATTGTGCTAGTGCTTCATCAGCAGTACCTATTTTAGCTTTAACAAATTCATCTAATACAGCTTTTTTAGCATCTCCAATTTTAAAAGTTTCTTTTGCAATTCCTGTTAAAGCTCCCCCTTCATATGTTCCTAATACTTCATCTTTAGGATCATATTTGTATGCAATTTTTTCTTCTACAGTTAATGGTTTAAGTTGTTTTGTTTTTTTCTTTGTAGATAACTCTGCAAGTTTTAACGCTATTGGTGGAACTTGTTCTAAACCTTTTCCTATATCAGAAAATAATCCTCTTATATTACTTTGACCTGGTCTTTGAGTTCCTTGTAATAATTGAGCAGCTATTGGTAATGCCATATAACCTAATTTTTCGTTTTCAGTAAATACTTCTCCACCTGTTTGAAACTTTTGAATAGATAATAAACCACCTCTTGTAGATTGCTTTGGTTGTTGCAATTCTAAATAGCGTTGTTTAAATAAATTTCTGCTTAATACTTCATCCATTATTTGTTTGCTATGTTATAGGCCGCATACGCACCCAAACCAGCACCTGCCGCTTGAGACAATGGATTAGATCCTGGAGCCGTGGTTGCAGTAATGGAGCTCTGTGTTGTTGGTAAATTAGTCATGATACCTTTTAAGAACTCTGTTCTTTGATAAGGCTCATACGCTTGTTGTAATTGTGATTGTCTAGCAGCATCTAACGCTTGTTGCGCTAATTGTTGTTGGATACCACCAGCTTGAATCATACTTTGAATATCTCCTTGTGCCATTGCTTGTTGTTGTGCTCCTGCACCTAACAATGCTTGGCCTCCAGCTAATTGTGCTTGCTGTTGTTGTGCCGCTAATTGTGCTGCATTTTGGAATCCTGCCGCTTGTGCTTGTCCAATATTTTGTTGAGTTGCTCTTTGTAATTCAGCTTGTTGTACACCTTCTCTACCCCCACCAAATGCACCTGCTTGTACCGCTTGACCCGCTAATTGGTTTTGAGCCATTTGTCCTTGTCTTGCTATTTCATTAGTTACATAAGCTTGATAAGGATTAAAGTATCTAGAAATATCAGCTGCACCAATAGGGGCTGCTCCTGCTGTTAATGCAGAGATTCCTTGTTGTACTGCTGGCTGTCCTATACCAGTAGTTCCTGCTGCTTGAAATGCTTGTTGTTGTAATGCAGTAGGAGCCGCAACTTGATATTGAGGAAGTGTAATAGGTTGCTGTGCTAATTTAGCAGCCTCATCATATAAGGCTAGCTTCCTACTTTCTACTTCTGGTGCTTCTCTTGCTATTTGTACTTGTGTGCCTGAAGACGCTCCACCGCCTCCACCACCGCCACCACCACCAAATATACTCATTAGTTTAACTCCTTTTCAAATTGAATGTGTTTAATTTTATAGCCATATTTAGGCATTACTTTTTTATAACCTGGTCTCATCAATGCTGTAATACGTTTACAACCATTTAATTTTCCAAATGTTTCTAACATATGTACTAATTTATTTTCCCATAAATGCATTTTAGTTCCTGTACAAATTAATCCTTGTAGTTCAGAAAAATTAGGATTTTGAAATATTCTAGTGGTACATACTCCAAATACTTTATTACTTTCTCCTTCTTCTGATCCAAAAATTAAAAACAATTGGTTTTCTCCTGTACTTAATAAGTCTTTGATATGACTTGCTTCTGCATAACCACCACTATATTTAATTGCTTCTGCTATCATAAAATGTACCAAACTCCATACTTCCTCTACTTGATTAGGGGAAATAGGAATAATTTCTATATTATTCTTAATTATCTTTTCTGCTTGCATTTAATAAATCGTACACTCTTTTAAATTTAGCTTGTTGATCATAAAAGAATGCCGCTCCTTTTTTTCTCATGTCTTTCATACTAGAAGGAGAAGCTCCTTCCATAATACCAGCACCTAAAATAGCATCTGCTCTTGATACAAATTCACCATCTGCTAATTGTGCTAAAATAGTATCTTCGTCTTTGTTTCCGTTTCCAGAACCATCTTCTACATAACCTTCTGCTCGTACATAATTATGTACATCGTTTTCATCATGTGTTTGTTTAGATGGCATATAATTAATTCCACCTGTATTAAATCTTGGTAAAGCATCTACAATACCACCTTGATTAAATCGGTAGTAATTAGAAGCATAGTTATAAGGAGAACCAGAATATCTTGGCATTGTTCCTACATTAGCAGTCATTCCTCCTACTTGTTTATCCGCTTCTGCTTTTGCCGCTGCTATTTCTTCAGGAGTTGTTCCTGGAAGTGGTTTCATTTTTTCTTCTGGAAGTAAAGAACTTGCTGCAGTTAATGTACCAATACCTAATCCAATTTTTGCTCCTGGACTCAATCCTAAAAATCCTGATCCTGGTTGAGCTACTGCGGCTTCTCTTAAAACGTTTCCAGCAGAATCTCTTAAAACAGATTGTTCTGGTACAGCGCTTTTACCAACAATATTTTCCATAAACCAATTTGGTTTTGGTTGTGGCATAGTAGGTGCACTGTAAGTTAAACCACCAACGTCTCCTAAATCATAACCACTTTCTAATAACATAGCTTTATTTTGTGCAATTAATTCTGGAGTAAGTGGTTGATTTGCAGCTAAGAGAGCTTGGTTTTCTGCTGCTGTTGCTAAAGCTGGTGATGGTCCAGCAAATAAACTTCCTATTCCAGTTTGACTTAAGCTAGATAATTGTCCAGCTCCAGAGCCGAATGACTGTAATCCTAAACCTTGTCCAAATTCAGTAGCACCTAATAGTTGTGAACCTGTTGCAAGTAAAGCAGCATCTCGTAATGCTCTTCCTGTAGATTTTCCTCGTAATTTTTGTACGCCAAATGTAGCTAGCGCAATTGTAAATGGATCCATAATTAATTTTATAACTAGTTAATTATGTTATTTTAGCTTGTATAACGCTAGATATCAATATCAAGGGATTTTAATGAACTCATCCTCAAGTCTTCCACAATACGCATATTCACCTATATGGGAGATATAATCAGTCACTAAAGCATAACATTTACCACCTATATTAGTCCATCGTTTACAGAAGGCAAAATCTTCTCCTAAATATGTATGTGTTTCTTTATCAAACCAAGTATCAAAGAAATTCCATAAATTTGGTTTATCTACCAGTTCTCCATTAATAACAGAAGGTTGTTTAATATTATAGTCAGGATATTCTTTAATCATTTTATCAAACACAGATCGTTTAATTAACATACATCCTGTAGGTACGTGACTCACTTCTATAATACCTTTATCCATAATAATATTATCCATATCAGGTATCTTTAAAGGATACATTAAAGAACCTTTTTCAATTTGATTTGCTTTAGTAATTTGATTATCTTTCATTAAGTTAAATACTTTTTCAGCATTAAAACTTTTTAATGGGTAAGGAATAGATATTAATTCTTTATCAGACTCTATCATTTTAATAATAGACTTAGCTTGAAAATCTATATCCGAATCAATGAATAACATATGCGTCATATCACTATCCAAAAAAGCAGCTACACATAAATTTCTTCCTTGAGTAACTAATGAAGATTTCATTAATTGAAAAGAAACTTTTATTTTATTTAAAAAACAATATTTTTGAAATTCTAATAAGGCTTGTGTATAATGAATAGATACTTCGGAATGCACGGGAGTACATACCATAATAGAATATTCTTTTTCATTAACTGTTTTATTAAACCAAATAGGTTTACTTGCGTCTTGCATTTAAAGCTCCTGTAAGAAAACTAGTCCATTCATGAGCCTTCTTATCCCAATTATAAAATCGTTTATAAAACTTTTGTTGTTCCTGTAGATGATCTTGTATATGAGGTTCATGTAAATAAGCTGCTGCCGCTTCTATAGCATAAGCAAACGATTGAGCAAGTTTTTTATAGTCACTTACATAATTTACATAGACAGGCCATTCCGCACAAGTTTCAAATAAAGCCCCGTGGTTCGTGGTTATTACATGTAGACCCGCTGACATTGCCTCTACTGCTGAGATACAAAAAGTTTCTTCCCAAATATTAGGATAAGCAAATATTTGATAATCTTGGATATGTTCTAAAATATATTCATTAGGTTTATAACCTATATAATTAACATTAGGTAATGCTTTAGCTTGTTCATATAATTCTGTATATTGATGGTCGTTGGCTTTTTTAAAATCAGAACCATATACATCACAACTACTATATACATCTAAACTAATTAAAGGGTTTTTAATTAATTGCATAGCAGCAAGGATCACGTTTAATCCTCTCCAAGGAGTAGGATGATAGATTAGTTTAATAGGATCACCTTTTACA